AATAATATCAATGGAGTCTCCAGGCGGCTTACCATAATATGATGCAGGGTCTTTAAGACATAATAGTAAATATACTATATAGGCTACTGATATTGTTGAGCAGTAGTCTTTTCCAGATCCTTTACCTAACTGAGCAACAACCTCGTTGGCTGTTTGCTTAAACATTCTTTTGCCTTCTTCTTCACCAAATAGCTTAATCAGTGTTGACTCTTTGTATACCTGAGAAGACTTTTCAATTAATGTATACTGATATTCAGAAAGTGGAGGTAGACCAAGATAGTCTGGGCTAGTTACAAATGTTCTTAGATCCACTGGGCGTTCATCAAACTCTTCGCCATCCAGCATATCAATTAAATCATTAAAATCAAGATCCATTAAATTGACCACCATCCCTGAGCAGTAGCTTTCCCGCTAGATATCCAGTCTTTGTGTAGTTTTGCTACTTCTTTCCAATCAATTCTATGTGTAGGCAGGCCACATTTTGGACACAGGTCTGTATCCATTTCTTTATAGACATGCTCACAATACATTGGCCTCTTCTTCGTTTAGTACAACTGGCTCTACTATACCAGTAATTTGAGAAAGTCTTTTTGCCACATCCATTTTACACTTTGGGCAGCCTGCTGTTACTTCTTTTAATATCTTAACAAGGATATCTTGCTTGCGTTCTGTTTCAGCAATTTGATTTGCTAGTTCGGCATTATCTAGTAAACCAACTTCTTGAAGCATACCAATTCTTTTAGTTTCAATATCGGCAATTAGTTTCAAGGCTCCTGATTTAACGCTAAGTTGTCCCGCCTGATCCGCATCTTCCACGGTCTTCCACGCTTCTTTGATTAGCATTGCATAGTGCTGGTCTGCTCCAGAGATGGCCTCTTTAGCCCTCTCACGGGCCGCTGTGTCGTTGTGAACAACACTCTTCCACTCTTCTATTAGCTCAACCACTTCGGCTCTCTTGAAGCCCGTTAGGGCGGCTATTTGGGTTGGGTTATTACCTTTTAGTAGTTCTTCAACTACCTTATTCATGCGATCAAAATGATCTGCTAATTCAATTTCTGACATATGTTAGAGTATACTCTTAGTCGACTAAAAAATCAACTGGATTTAGCTATTTTATACAATACTAGGTACCCTATTAAATCATCAATATCATTGTCTCCAGCAAAGCCCTGGTTGTTCTTTACCCTATTTAGTTTATCATCAATACGGACCTTTAATTGTTCTGTTGCATCCGCCGTTGAAAATATTCTAATTGGACTCAAGGCTGAATCTCCGTACGATATATTCTTATCAATAAGCATATGGGCAATCTCATGGCATGCCGCCCAGATCTTTGACCCAGACGGAGCACCCACTGCATGAAGGTATAGGTCTTCACACTTAAAATCTGGTGCATCTTGAAATACTGGTCTTAACATTATCTAGTCCTCATTACTGCAATAAAGTGATCGTCTATAGGGTTATTTGGATCTGCTGTATGCTCTATGCTTTCCATTATAAAATATTTTTCTAGAATTGGCAATACCTTTGTTTCAGAATGATCAATCCATGTTCTACTATGTATAACTATTCTGTCAGTCATTTTAGAAATATCATTTAAATATTCATTTAGTTCGGAATCTTCTATGTGTTGAAATACTAAACTGGCAAGAACCAAGTCAAATCTAAAGGTTTTAACCGTGCTCCAGTCTGACGTATACAATATACTATTTGATTTATTCTCATCTGGAACTAATGAGATCATGCTAGGCAAATCAAATCCTACAACTTTTCTATAATCTTTAGCCAAGGCACTGGTGTTTCTTCCTACCCCGCATCCAAAATCTAATGCATACTGGCTATGGCCTTCAGAGCTTTTGGTTAATGAAATAACCTCATCATATACTGGCATATCTTTAAACTCTCCATCATATCCAGTTAAAATTAGATCTCCAGCATTATCTGCCGTTGCATTTAGCCATACGTCTTTAGTCATCTTTTTTTAATTAGCCCAAACTTATCTAGGTATCTCTGTATGGTCATTGCAGAGACTTTACACTCATCAGCAATCTCAGTTACTGTTTTCTTTTGTACTATATATCTTCGATATAACCAGGTCTGACTTTGGTATAATTTCATTTTTTCCTCAAAACTACATTAATGAAGTCCTCACCAATGACATTACCAGCGTTTGTTTTTATACCAGCTATGTTATACATATTATAATTTCTAGTTAAATAATTTAAAAACGGTATTGGCTGGTTGCCTCCAAGCTCAATAACTATGAGCTGGCATTTAAGAGTGTTTTCTGAAAATCCTTCAAAAGCAAACTTTTCATATCCTTCAATGTCTAGTTTTATAATGTCTGGAGTTTCATCATAGATATCGGAAAGCTTTTTTAACTCAACCTGCTCTGTTGAATATGGACCCCAATCTTCTGGATGCTTATAGCCTTCTGTTATTGGAATATATGAGCCTCCAATGTTATGTGGGATTATGCGTATCTCAGAAGATTTGTTTTCATTAGAAAGCCCAAATGGGTTTACTGTTATTGGTGCACATTCTGAATAATCATTTAGTTTTTTGCCTTCTTCATATAAATCTACAAATTTTTTCAACGGCTCAAAGGCAATCACAGACCCAGATGGGCCAGCGCACCTTGCCATAATTTCTGTAAAGTAACCATTGTGAGAGCCTATATCTAAACATTTCCATCCAGGCTTTATTGTTTGTATTAAAAAGCTAGTTAAATCTGGCTCCCACATTCCGCTAGCTCTTAAAGATTTTTGAATAGTTCTATCTTCTTTATCTCCAGCATATACGTAAAATGAATCTAATGCCTTGTAATAGTTATCAATATGATCTACATTATCTGGATATAAAATCATCTTTCTGTTAGCACCTTATTTGCATAATGAGCAATGCCGAATGCATCTGCTACGTCAAAATCTGTTAGGCTAAGCCCGTACCTTTTATTAAAATAATCTACAGTTCTTTGTTTACGCATATTGCGTAATTGATTTTTATACCAAGACTCTGCGTATCCTGGGTTTTTTATTCTAATAGCCTGCTTCTCATCTTTAGTTGGATTTTTGTTTCCAATGTAAGCCTGCCAAGAACTTGGAGATATAGTTATAACACTAGATCCACTAGCCATAAGCTCGGCAATAACCACGCCATAAACGTAAGACAATTTTATCACAGCATCTGGTGATCTGACAAGTATGGCTCCTTCTACTGCAATATAATCAGACTTTAACTCATCAATCATCGCATGGGTATTTACTTTAGCATTGTATATCTTTTCATATATATCTGCTCCAACTAAATTAATCTTTCCCCACTTTAATGGCTTGTCATTTTCCATAAGACAGAAAGCTACTGAGTTTGTTGAAGCATCTATGCCCAACACTCTGTTTGCCTTAGTCTTTACAAGCTCAGCTAATTTCATCTATCATGCCCTTTATTTTAGTTCTTTTTGTAATATCTATTTTTTTCTGACATGAAGCGCATAGGGTAGTCTCATTATATCTACTTAACTGAGCACCACATTTTTTACAGCCTCTGGTTGCACCATTTCTGATAGCCTTTTTTTCGTAATACTTTTCCATAATTCTTCTGTTTGTTGCAACTCTGCAACATTCATCGGTGCAGTATTTTTGGTTATGAGTTTTTGGCTCAAAGTCTTTGGCACATTCTTTATTGGCACAAATCATAGTTTAGGCACCTTGTACGTTTCTATTTGAACTGTTCCAACTAATCCAGAGTAACATTCTTTTTTAATTGGACAATAGGTGCAGGGCATCTTAGATTTAGATACTCCTTCTGGGCGCATTGGGAGATCGCCTTCTTTAAAATTATCCCATACTTCACACATCCAAAGGAAAGCTTCTTCTATGATCTGAGTATTCTTTTCATTCATAGAAATTGGAATAACAATTAGCTCTTGAGTATTTTTATTTTCATAAAGAAAGAATCCTTCTTTAGCATTCTTTAGCTTCATATAAGTCAATAACTGTAGCAAGTGGTTGGGTGTGGGCTTCATTTCAGATTGACGTGCATCCCAAACTTCCTGCTTGGCAGTTTTAATTTCACCAATTACTGTTTCATTGTCATACTCCATAATCAAGTCTATGAATCCACGAATAGGAGGATACTCATTAATAATTTCTTCTTCTTCTGCTTTAAACTCTGGCATGGTAGCAATTAATTTTTGAAGTCTCTCGTGTGCCTGAGTTCCCTGTGCCATATTAGCAACAGCAACAGCGTCATTGTCATCAATAAACATTGCACCGCTAAATGCCATATACCAGTATCGGGGACATGTGCCGTGACCATAGCCCAACGAGCTTGGGCTAAACGACTTCTTAGTCATCTCTCCATCAGCACGTTTTGTATTTCGGTATGACTCATCAAGCAACTGTGCAAACTTTTCTGGGTCAAAGAATTTGCCTGTGTGCTTTTTAAATTTAAGATTCTTTACTATATCTCTACCCATTATGAACTATACCTAACGACATACTTAAGTGCATCTACAAGTTTGTCTATGGACTCCTTTGCTGAATAATAAATA